TTCTTAATGCAGCAATTGCGTCGTCTGCACTTCTTATCCTTGCTGTTGTTTTAACAAGATGTTTTCTACTAAGATTTAACCATTTTTCATCTATTTTGCTTCCACGAGACCATTCTAACTCAGCTTCTTTTCCCCAAGTTAAACCATCTCGATTTGTAGGTTGAGGTAAACCTTCTAGATTAAATGGTATGACTCCATCTTTAGATATAGCTAACGCTGCTGAAGAACCAAAAGAACCTTCTCCATGATTGTCCATACCAGCATACATACGCGAACGTCCGTAAGGCAGTAACCAAAAAGGCATTAAAACTTGTTCAGGGTCTTTTAACCGATGGACTTCTACGGCTGAAAGATACCAGAGAGCTTGCCCTAATCCGTTACCAACGCAAGATCCTGTTTGTTGATGAAATACTGTAAAGTGTTTTCCGTTGTTTGCTTTTAAAGAAAAATCCCATAAGAATGCTCGGTCTTTAGGTTCTTCTTCTCCTTCAATACTAAACGAAGGCATTTCCCTTTGATACGTTGCGTCAAGATTTGTTTGCTCTTCTGATCTTTCTTCTGATGAAATCCAACCAAAATTCCAATAAGATTCATTTCCGTTAATAGCTATTTTGCCACCAACACTTTTTAACATTTCAATTTCTTCTTCAGTATAAAGATTCAAGTTACTCTCCTAACTTATCTAGAGTTTTCTTTATTTCCCCAAAAACGGAAAAGCATAATTCTTTTGTTTTTTGATCTAAGGCTTGACTTGAAACTCGTGGCAAAGTTTCATCCATGTAAGCGTTTAACTCTGCTCTTAATTCTGAAAGAATTTTATCTGCTAAAAGTGTTGTGGATATTTCAGCACCCGCTTTAAACAATTCCCCAATAGTTGTTATGTTTGCATCTAAAGAAAGTTTTTGGAGTTCTCCAAATAAAGTCTTTAATTGATTAAGTTGTATTTTTTTATCTGGACTGGTGTCTTTAATATAAAAAGGCTTGAGCCTTTTTTCTAGAACTGTAGGTTCTACAGGAACAGGTGTTGGTGTAGGAATAAAATCGTTTGGTTCAATTGTTACTAAACATAAATATGCAGGGGAGGGCTTACTGTCTTTAGCTGTCCAAGCTAATACTCTGTATTTGCCTGGGTTTAAAGTAAATAAAATTGCTGTTTTTTTATCTTTAAGTAAATCAAAAGGAAGAAATTGAATACCTGCGTCTACAATGTACCATTCAACATCAGTTATTGCTTTAGAGTTAATCTGAATAAAGTCGCCAACTTTACCTTTTACCTCTTTGGGTAAATCTATGTCAGCACTGAATGCAACTAAAGGGGTTAATAACAAAACAAAAAAAGAAAAAAGTTTCATAGGTCTTCTCCTTAAGAGAAGTGATCCTATACCAAGAGGTTATTTTACTCAACTGTCAGAAGGAGGTTGTGGTTGTTTTTCCATGTATTCTTGAATTAACTCTGTAAGGTCTTTAAACAAGCTTCCTAATTCAGAATCTTCTTCAACCATAATGTTGTGATGAACCGTAGATCCTTTATAAAGATACGAAGTATCTATGTTGTAACTAGGTTTTTGTTTACCTTTAAAAGCATAAGGAAAAGATAAAACAGTTAAATGCTTAATACTCATTTTTAAACTATACCTTCCAATTCTTCGATAGTTGTTGCAGCTTCAACATTTTTACGCTTTTGAGCAAAAGAACTAGACATCTCAGAACGGGCTGCCCCGTAGCGTAACATAAGTGTGGTCATCTCAGCAAAGGTTGCAAATTGAATACTAGAGTTGTCTATTGCAATGATAGCAGGGATAGGTAAGCCTAGGACAGAAGCTTCTTTAGCGAGAGTGTATACCCCAACTAAAAGAGCTACATCAGAAGGGGTTATACCTAAGTTAAATCCTTGACCAGAGTTCCAGCCTGTTTGTTCTAAAGCAATCCATTGGTTGTTAATCTGCTGTAGTTTTTTATCTTTTTCAATAAGCAAAGGGTAGTCGGCAATTGCTTGATTAACTAAACTCAATTGTTCTGTTGTTGGCTCTGCAAGATAATCTACACGGTAACTTCCATCTCCGTTGTCGGAGATTCCTTGTATGGGAACAATAGAGTTAATTTTTTCGTGTAATACAATTAGCATTTTGATTCCTTTTAAATTAGCTTAACACCAAAAAGTACCTTCAAGAATCCCTTGAATATAATTAGAAGAAGCTTGACCGTATTCCATCATAGTTATGTAATGGTATCCTAACACCATACCTCTAGTTGAATAAGTTCTGCCAGCCCTGCTCGCTACATCTATTGAGTCATAACCGGGAGTGCCACCATCCCACGCAGCACCTTGGCTAGTAGCTGCTCCGCTTGAACCACAACCAAACCCAACAGATATTCCACGGTCCAACCCAACTACATAACCAATTCTTTGGTTAGCATCGTTGTTCCACGCTCTCCATGCACCTGCGGTGTAAGTGTGCCCACCGTAACCGTAAGTGTTAAAAGTATCTTGATGAACTACAAGCTCTACTTGATTATTTAAATTCCATAACAATCTATTGTTTTTACTGCTTGCAGTAGTGTTTGAACCAGTAGCTCTAAAAGTGCCTAAGTACCTTCTTGTTAAAGCACCAGATTTTAAATACACTCCGTTAGTTAAAACTAGAGCGGTGGCTCTTGCTGTGCTAGAAGACCATGCAGTTAGCTCTAATGTCAATGTTCCAGCATTGTTATATATAAACACATCGTAAAGCACATTGGTTGTTAATGAGCTTAAAGACAAAGTTCTTTCTGTAAAAGCAAAAGAAGTCCAATTTGATCCGTCATAAAGACTAATCATGTTACCATTGTAAGGAGTGTAGTAAATAACAGTAGAGCTTACATCTGATGTAGTAACAGGAACACCAGAACTAAGAGTTAATCTACCAGACGAAAAAGTGTTGCCAATTGAAGTAGAAGGTTGTGTTGAAAGCCATGCCGTACCATTCCATGTCCACGACTTATTGTTATAAGAATAGATTTGGTTTGTTGCAGGGGATGCTGGAAAGTCAACTGGCATAAAGCTCCTTTAACAAAACAAAGAACCACTAGCTTGAAAATCAAAATAAGTAGCAGCCCCTGCTGACTCTGTATTTTGTAATGCAGTGTAATAATGAAATCCTTGATTGACTTGGCCTACAGAAGATATTGATCTTCTAGTAAAAGTAGCAGCTCTGTCATCTGAAACGCATGCTCCAAATTGAACCGTTGTTGAATCAATTGCAAACAAAACATTACACGAAGTTCCAGTGCTAGTTACAGGTGCAGTTGCATTAGCTGAATATGTTTCTCCGTTTATACCTGTTATAAAATACAATCTAGTAACATTTACTCCACCGTTGTATTCTCGAACAGGACCGTTATAAGAATGGCTACTAAGATAAATATAACCAAACATTGATCTTAAAACTTTGTTATTAAAGTTCCAAACAAGTCTGTTTGCTAAGGAATCCGTAAACTGAGCAAAAGCGTTGCTTCTTATTGTTCCTAAGTATCTTCGAGTAGTATCTGTACTCTTAACATAAACACCATTAAGCAATGATAAAGCATTAGCCCTAGTAGTGTCGTTAGTCCACGCTGAACTATACTCTAGTGTAACTGTTGATCCGCTTACATAGGCAAATATATCGTAGTTTGCGTTAGCGGATAAACCTGAATTTGTTAATGATAATTCAGCAAAGGTATAAGCGTTCCAACTTGTACCGTTATAAAGGCTAAGAATGTTTCCATCGTATGGAGTGTAGTAAACGGTAGTCTTAGCTGTTTGATCTGTTGATGAAACAGGAACACCAGACTCTAATGTAAGCCTACCATTAGATTGTATAGCAGCAGCACCAACACTAGGACTTCCCGCTTCTACCCACTGAGAGGTGTTTCCATCATTTATGTAAACCAATAAAGCTGCATCATCTGTATCGTACCAATGATCTCCAACAGCAGGGCTTGAAGGTGCAGATGAACTAGCTGTGTACTTAACTCTGCTAGACCATGAAGGAGCAGATGTTGCATTTGATTGTAATACTTGTCCCGCTGTTCCAGCAGCAAGAAAGCTAGTTGCACCAGATGCTGTGTTATATGGTAGCTGCCCTGCACCACCACTAGCAAGATTAGTTGCGGTTGTAGCTGTGGTAGCTGATGTTGCTGTAGTTGCAGAAGTAGCAGATGTTGCGTTACCAGATAATGTTGCAGTGATTGTACCAGCAGAAAAGTTTCCAGAAGCATCTCTTTGAACAACAAAAGAAGCTGTGTTTGCACTTGCTGCATTTATTCCGATTGTGCCAGTTTGAGTTATAGTTCCACCTGTTATTGGTGATGTGGTTGCAATTGATGTAACTGTTCCGGTAGTAGAAGATGTTCCAGCACCAATTGCCGTTCTAAAATTAACTGCCGTCAACGCTGATACCGTATTATCTGCATTGAATCTTGGGAATGTTACCGCTGAAGGATTAGTAAGCGTAAACAAGTTACTACCAACAGTAGTTGCACCTAAAGAGGTTCTACCAGTTGCTGCATTAAGATTAGTAGATCCACCATCCCATTGAAGCCTTTGCGTAAAAGCACTATCCCAGTTTGTTTGAGAAGATGTTGTTGGGATTGAATAACCCGAAGTTAATGTTATTGCTAATGTACCAGAAGTTGTAACAGGAGTTCCTGTTACAGATAAGCCTGTTGGAACTGTCATTGCAACAGAAGTAACAGTTCCCGTTGCTTTATAATCTGAAATAAGAACAGGAGTTTTACTTGAATTACCAATCCATAATTTAAGATCAGAAATATTAGCTGCAAGTTCTCCTTCTAAAAGACTAGTAGGAGTTGCTGTAGTTGTACTGCTTCTTTTAATTCTTATTGTGTTTGGTGTAGGGGTCGGTGTAGTGTAAGTAAATAAAGTGTTAGCAGTATTTGTTCCCCCTGCTGTAGTTACTAAAACGCTTGCCGTACCAGCGGTTTTTGCTGGTGTAGTTGCAGTAATACTTGTTGAGCTAACGACTGTAATGCTAGTCGCTGCTGTGCCCCCTATTGTTACTCCTGTTGCTCCGGTAAAGCCTGTGCCGGTTATAGTAACACTTGTTCCCCCCGCTGTTGTTCCTGTTGATGGAGAAATAGAAGTGACTGTTGGAGTTGATGTTGCACCACACGCACCCGCTGTAACTGTTGGTGCTGTTCCAGACCCCCCAAAGGCTACAGACCAAGGGCCAGTTAAAGATGCTGCGGTGTAATAGACTGAGTAATCAAGTGAAATCGTATAAGTCGACATCATGGAGTCGTAGCCCATTTTAATTGAGCTGCCAACCAACTCCCAGTACCCGTCGGACATATAATAATTAAAAGTGCCAGCATTATAGGTGTATGTTCCGTTGACTGCTGCATTATCTGCCCCAGCTACGCAATAAGGGTCAACTAAAGTAACAGTACATTCTCCCGATGCCATTGTTGGGGCTGGTGATGTTCCATAAATAGTTGCCCAAGTTATTAAGGATGGATTAGTTTGATAAAAAGTTCCTGCATACAGGGGCATATTTCCCATTGTGCCATCTATCAATCTAAAACTGTCGTAATCATAATCATAGCTGAAATATATGGAAGTGTTTCCAACTTTTTCCCAACTACCATTAACGCTATTATAGCTGTATGTCCCGTTAGCTTGTGAGCTACCAGCACCAGAAACGCAGTAACTTGGCATTAAAATGTGCCCCCGTCAATATCGACACCATCAAGTGCTGTTGCAGAAAGTACAGTTGTGCCGTTAATCTTTAAAACTTTGCCAGAAGCAAGGTCTAAATTTTCGCTACTAGTCCAAGAAGATGTGCTTAATACCCAAGTAAACAACTTATCTGTAAGACCGTGAAGGGTTAGACCCCCGCCACTTGCTCCCGCATCAGTAGTAGACCCTGTTGCAAGCTCGATGTTTTTATCTGCAACAAGTAATGTGCTGGATGAAACTGTAGTGGTTGTACCAGAAATTGTTAAGTCGCCAGTAATTGTTACCGAGCCACTTACTGTTCCACCAGATGTTGATAGATAAGAAAGTGATGGAATATCAGCAGCTACTAAAGACCTAAAGGTTGGAACAGCAGCAGATCCTGTTGAGGGGCCAGCAAAAATAACATTTGCCGATTGAGTCGCTAAGCTTACTGCAAGTGTACCAGAAGATGTTATCGGGGAGTTAGCTACAGACATAATATTAGGTACTGTAAGTGCAACACTTGTTACAGACCCACTTCCTGTATTTGCAGCTACATACTCAACATCAGTTCCCGCACTGTTAACAGCAATGACTTTTCCCGCATTTCCCGTGTAAGAAGGAAGAAGGTTTGTTCTTGCTGCAGATGCTGTTGTTGCTCCTGTTCCACCTTGAGCCACAGTAAGAGCAGTTGTTAATCCGGTAATAGATGTTATGTCAGAGTTAGCTCCGCTTGCTGCTGCTGATAAATTAGACCTAGCAGCAGATGCAGACGTTGCACCTGTTCCGCCTTGACCTATTGTAAGTGCTGTTGTTAAACCAGTAATAGAAGTAATGTCAGAGTTAGCTCCGCTTGCTGCTGCTGATAAGTTTGATCGTGCACCAGAAGCTGTACTTGAGCCAGTACCACCCTGGGTAATAGTTAAAGCTGTGGTTAGTCCAGTAATAGAAGTTATGTCACTATTTGCACCCGAAGAAGCAGCAGATAAATTTGATCTTGCTCCTGAAGCTGTAGTTGCACCTGTTCCACCTTGACCTAGGCTTAACGCAGTAGTTAACCCAGTTATGGAAGTAATATCACTGTTTGCACCAGAAGCAGCAGCACCAAGGTTTGATCTAGCTGAATAAGCTGAAGAAGCTCCCGTACCACCATCAGCCACGGCAAGGTCTGTGATGCCAGAGATTGAACCGCCTGTGATAGTAATATTAGAAAAGGTTTTTGATGCAGAGATTGTTTGAGTGGTTCCGGTGGTCATAAACGCACCAGTACCTGCAATAGCAATTACAGAAGAAGATTTCATACCACCAACATCGCCAAATCCATAATACAACGTATTGTCTGCTTCGTTATACGCCAGCTCGGCAGGTGCAAGTTCGGGCGGTAAACCTATAGCACCTGCTGCTGATCTTCGTTTAATGCGAATTGTATTAGCCATGTTGGTTGTTCCTTAAAATTTAAAAATTACCGCCATCTAAAATCTCGGTATTTACGTTTGTCCAAGATCCGTTGATGTACTTTAAAAATTGGTTGTTAGATGGATTTATATTTATAACATCAGTTAAAGCACTAAGAGATGTTGGTGCAGAACTTCCTGTTATTAATCGTGGTACATTATAGCTGTCCGCCACCCATAAAAGACGGTCAGCTACATTTACGGCTAATTCACCTTCTTCTAACGAGGAAGGTAATCGTCCAGAAATATTAGTACGCTTGGGTTTAAATATGATCGACATATTTCACCTTGGTTAAATTCTTAAGTTGGGGCAGTAACTATAAGTTTTAAACCGTTTTTTATCAAGCCTTAGCGAAGGTAATCTTTCCAGTTTTGCCAGCCTTCGCAATCAAAATGAGCGTCAAGTTCTAAGCCAAATCTTTGACCTATCTTAACGTATTCTTCTTTTGGGCTAGAACAATGCCATACTATGTCTGGATCTTTATTGTACCTTTGAGATCCAAACAAAGAGGTGTGGTGAAATACTGATCCAAAGTATTTATTATAAAGGCTTAAAAAGAAAAACTCTAGCATTTGAGATTCGTTCATAGCAAAAGGGTACATGCTATTTAAAATTTCTGCGTCATACCAAGGGTCAACGCGAAGAAGGCAAGCTTCTGATCTGATTTTAAAATCTCTTTTACCTTGAAAACAATCTTGAGTAGACAAATTAAACCCTGTATTTTCAACTTCTTCTATCCATCGATCAGTCCAATTGTGCATATCAAACAAAAATCGTTGAGAAAGTTTGACTAACCAAGACAATTTATTCATCTTTGCCCACTGAATGCCTGCGTAAAAAGCAGTTAAGTCGCCTCCACCATGTCCGAGTCGTATAGGATTTGACCATAGAAAAACATTTCGGTAGGTTTTAGCTATGCGAACAAATTCATTAAAGGGTTGTTGGGTGTTATATCCAGGTGTGCAATCGTCTGAAATTAAAATAGGAATGTTGCCACAGTGAAATCGTATAAGATTTATTTGTATTTCAGCTAATTTAGGGTAAGCATAACACCCTAAAACAACACCGCATGATTTTATAGCCATGCTTTTAACCTTCGGTTGGAGAATCGGGGCTGTAGTCTTTACACGTAAGACAAGATGCCACAGTAGAATAGTGTGAACCTCTATGACAAAATTGATGAATGTCACAATGATGTATAAATTTCATAGGGCAATTGCAAGAACTTCTGTCTTTAACATTACCTAAATGAATACAAGGCAAAGATCGATTTAAATGAAGAGTAGGTTTAGCATTCGGGGCTGAAGAATGAAAAGATAAGTTTCCTTGATTTGATTGCAAAGATCGAATCGTAATACCTTTTCGTTCGGGGTTGGTGTCAAGTTGTTCGCCAGCTTTTCTTCCCCATTTTAAACCGTAATCTTCGTCAAACCAATAAAGATAACAAGCACGACAATAACCCAAAACAAATCTTCCGTTAGGAGGAACATTATCGCATGTGCAAGGTCGAGCTTTATTACTCATATTGAATACCTTTCTCTAATCTCTATTGAATCTATTCCGTAAATAGCTTTAAAAATTCCTAAAAATTTTTGATTAGGAACAAGCTTTCCTACAATCAAAACTGGTCTATAGTTTTGAGGAATGAATTGATTTTCAATATAGTTAGGATCTTGCTTATTACCTTTTTGAACAGGCTTAGGATAAAAATGAAAACAATAATCCGTAAGAATAAAGATGTCTACGCATTTAACTGCGGGAATTCCAAAATCTAAATCAAGAAATGCTAAGTCATCGTTGTAACTATCAACAGCACCTTTACCTAAATTTCTTGGAAGATAATATTGAAAGGTTACAAAAGTTCCATTTAGATTATCGTATAATCCAACATTGGTTTCAAATTCAAAAGATTTGAGGACAGCACTTGTATAAGTTTTTTGGTCTGTATCCCACGTTCCTTCTACTACATACGTAGCAGTAGCGTACCCTACAATATCGTAAGCTACAGTGTGATGATAAAAAGATGCGTTACAAGTTCCTGTAAATTCGTAAGTTTGAATATTGCCTACAGTTTTTTTTAACACTCCTTGCGACATAGTTGAACTACCATAAAAAGGTAATTCAAAAAGCCGTGTAAGCTCAGGATAGCGTTTGCTGTACCCGTTGTATTTAATAAGAAATTCTCTGCTTGCATCTTCTTTAAAAAGGGTTTCAGAAGCGGTGTCTATTATAACAAAAGGCTTTTCGTATTTACTTCCTTGGCTTTCTACTTTTAATTTTTTTACGGTTAAAGAAAGATCAGCTTTTGCGTTTATGCCACCTCCGCTATTATCGCGTATAGTTATTGTAGGTTTACTTAAAAATTCTCCTCGATCATAGATTGCTATAGAAGTTAAAACACCGTTTGAATCTTTTGTGATATAACCTTTTACAGCTTGACCAATAGTTGCAACAGCTTCTGCACCTGTTCCGTGACCTTCTCTGGAACTGATTGTTATTTTGGGAACACTATTATAACCGTAGCCTCTATTTAAAATAGGTATAGAAACGATAGTTTCGTTTGCTTGTATAGGCATACCTAATATTGCTCGGCCTTCAATTGTAATTAAAGGTGGTTCGTCGTAGCCAGAACCTGCTTTTGTTACCACTACAGTATCTAACTTCCCAGCGTTTGAACTTGTTTCGTTCCCAAAGATGATTTGATTACCACCACCGTTTTCAATAGTAACCATTGGTTGGTTGTAACCTTGACCTGCGTTTGTAATAGCTATTTGTAAAACTTCTAAATCCGAAGATGCTAATCCGTTAATTCCCGCAGTATCTTGAAAAGTCACGCTTGGGTTTGATGTGTATCCAAATCCACCATGAAGTAAAGTTAAGCTTTCAAGTGATCCCGAATTTAAATTTGCAACTCCTTTAGCTTTTTGTTCGGGGGTATCCGTCAAAGCTGTAGAGTCAAAGATCACTTCTGGGTTTGTATAGTTTACACCACCATTACTTATTATAATTTCAGTAATACCTAAGTACGCTTTAAGAGTAGCTTTAGTTCCAGTAGCATCTGTAATTTTAATTACTAACCCAATTGGTGCACTGTAAGATTCAACTTCGTTTTGAAATATTCCTGGGTTTAAAACACGAACAGAAGTAAACTTTCCGTTTGTAATTACAGGTTCTAAAACAGGAGGAGATAAAAGATTAATGCCTACGTTTACAGTATAAGTCAAAACAGGGCTGTTGCTATAACCAGACCCTGGTTCTCTTATGTCAATCATTTGAATACCAAGACGAGCAAAAGCTGTTGCGTTTCTGCCTGTTATAAAAGTATCTTTAATTGTAATTAAAGGTACTTTTGTAAAACCTAATCCAGAATTTTTTACTGTTACGCTTCTTATAGAATTAAAGTTTGACGCATTAATATTAGCGGTTAATAAAGGGCTTGTTGATAGGTTTGTTACTAAACCCGTACAACCTTGATCAGTAGCTTGTTTGTAAATTGTTTTAAATTTACGCAAAAACACTTTGCGTTTTATTAAATGAAACCCACGAATCACTCTAATCCTAAGAGGACAAGACTCTGCGGGAGGCGACTCCAAAGTCATATCAGGTTTTATAATATAAGTTTTTTTCATCGATTAATTTCGTTTGGTTTTGCACCTATACCGCAATTGTTATACCTTAAATATTCATTATTTAGCTGAGGTTTTAATGTATCAGAAAAATAAAATGTTCCGTATGCGTTGATAAAGTCTCTAGTGCTTACTCGGTCAATTCTAACTTCTGTTTCTGTACTTGCGTCTTGGTAATAGGTTTCGTCTAAAGTCCAAACTTTTTCGTATTTAGAACAGTTGTTAATAAAGATTTCTATTTCATCTCGATTGCCTGCACTATCTTCAACTCGAAGTTTTAAAGCTTGTTTTGCCCAACGTATTTCACCAGAGTATTTATCTATTTCTTCGTAGCCGTAAGAATAAAATCCTCTTTCGTCCATAATAAAAAATATGGTGTTATCGTTAATTTGCATGAAAGTAAAAGCTTTTGGTTTTAAACCATAGTTTTGATCGTCTATAGTTTGAATTATGCCTGCGGTATTATCATTGGCATAATCTGTTTTGTAAGAATTTACATCAACATTTGTAAAGTCTTTAATTTTATTACCTTGATCTATAACCCAAGATGTACTTTTTATAACGCGAGGTTTTGGTGTAGGAGTAAGTTTTGATCTAGGTTTTAAAGGAGAATCTGCTGATGCAATAGACATACCAAAATTTAAATAAGCCATGTTATATTGGTCGTTACCTGGATTAAAATTTACTAATACAGAATCGCCTTGAGATATGGCTGTTGTTCCAGAAATGTTATTTGTTCCGTAATTAGTTAAAATATCTCCTAACAAGTTTCCGTTAAGTTCAACATAACCACTAGCTCCTACATACATATAATCGTTTAGTGTAGCGTTGTAAGATAAAATTCCGCTTCTGTTTGCAGTGTAAACAATGTTTGTATTTCCACCACCTCCATATATAGATCCGTTTAAAGGAGAAGATGATCCGTCTCCTGAGGTATAGTATTGAGCATTAGGTGTAGTGCTAGCTACAGCAAACGCAGGGGTAGGAGTAGGAGTGGGTGACGGAGGTGTTGGAGTAGGAGAAGGTGGAGTAGGAGAAGGTGGAGTAGGAGTGGGCGGAGCAATAGAATCTTCTAGTTTCCAAAAACCAAACCAATCTGGATTGTTGTTTGCAGGCGTATGAAAAGAAGCAGGTTTATATAAATTGTCAGACTCTGTGTAAAAATTAAACCGATACGGTGGTGTTCCTCCCGTAACACTAATAATTCTAGTTGCAGAGTAATTGTAATTAACTTCAAAGTTAGCCGTAACGCGAACATTTTCACAACTACCAAAAGCGTATTTTTCAAGTTTGATGTCTAAAGGCGATGGCTCTTCTTGTATGGGAATAACAGGAGTTCGGCTTTTTATATCAAACCTTCCTTCATAAGTTAGGTTTTTAACTTTATCTTTTACTAAAAGAGTTATGTACCAATCGTCAGGAGTCGTAGGAAAAGATGAAATGTTCAAAGCTCCGTGAGGTGTAAGCTCTGTACCTGCGGGTACTTTGGAATCTCCAAAAGAAAAAACTAAATCGTGGTAATTTCGATTGTGATTGAAAACCCATTTATAACCAAATCCACAATAACCGTCGGGTAATCGTTTACCTCCATATTCGCTGTTAGGCATTGCTAAGTAATCTAAGAACAAGAAAAAAGGTTCTGTTCCAATTACGGGCCAATATCTAAGAACAATTGAAGTTTTCTCAGGAAATCTGCGTGAAAAAACATTTCCGACTTTTTCGTCTGTTCCGTCTTCGTTTAATAAAACAATCCAGTTACTTGCTCTTGGCCCATACAAAACTTCTCTAAATCGATTAGGTCTTACAAAATTTGTAAAATGATTAACTGCTAATGGATCATAATTTTCTTTTTTTGCTTTAATTAATAAATAAAGCCAACTTACTGGACGAGTAAATTGTTTAAAAAAATAATCTGGGTTCATTAATATTTCGACACTTTCAACACCTTCGTAAACAGAATTGACTACTTTGGTTGTAGACAAAGCTTCTTCGTCGTCTGCTGAAGATAAAAAACTTGCCCATTCGTTAGGTGTTGTTCCTATATTTATAATGCCTTCGGTTATTAAAGAAAAAGTTGTATTTTTATTTACTGAACCTCTTTCAACATAAACATAAGAACCTTTTTTTAATTGCCCATCTACAGACGCATCACTTGCACGAGTCCAAGAATCGTCTTCAACAATATAAATTCCGTTATCTTTTTTATCAGTTTGGTCTTTGACTAAAACTCTATCACCCGGAGATAAAATTACGCCGTCTACAATTTTTTGTCCGGTTAGTTCTAAACTAAAAATGCTTGCTGCTACGACAGAGTTGTGTTTGTCATTGGGATTTTCATCACACCTTTTAGAATCGCAACAAAAAGGGTCTTGCATAAATGTGGGTGAAACAAAAATTCTGGTTCGGTCAACACGTATCCCTAAAACTGAATTCATGGCATCCCATTAAGGTTAAGATGAAATAGTGCATTTGAAATAATATTCGTGGGGGTAAATGTACTTAGGAACTGTAATTTCCGATAGGGTACGAGTCTCGTTTACATAAGTCCAGTTTTGTGACGGTATTAATGTGATAGGGTCATATCCATTTAAAACGGTATATTCTCTTGTGTATGGATGAGGCTGCCCATCTCCGCCTGTGACATAACCTTCACAGGTATCGTAAGTTTGTATTTGTTTTAAAGAGCTAGGTGCTTGAGCACCATAATTTACTTGATGATAAAGAGGGGGCATTGTTCCTTCTGTATCAACATTACCCCGGATGAAAGGTTCTTCAAAATTTGCTTTTACATACGCAATGTTATCTGCAACTAAATTTTCCCAATAAGCTTGACCATAGTACATTTCTGTGGCTTGAGTAATGTTTGGAGCTTTTAAGATTATAGTCGTTACAAGAGTACGAGCTGCGTTCCATACATAGTATAATCCTGGTGGAGATTCTACATCGTTATAAATGAAATCGGAATAAACCGCTGAAGTATTTTTTATACTCCAGTGTGCGTATGTAACGCTAAAGGTTACGTTGTCATTAGGATTTGCGTGTTGATAAAATTGTTCCCCAAACCAAAGGTTTTTAATTGCTTGTATACGGCAGGGCACAGATGGTGACGGCCAAAAGTTAAGTTGCTTCCTAAAAGGGAATAAAGATCCACCCGCCGCAGCATAAGAATCTGCATTTGGGTATAAACCGTCAACATAATTGGCATAAAAAGGTTTCGTACTTCCATTACAATAATCTGGTGGAGGATTTAAGTTAGGGAAAGGAGCTTGCGAATAAGGGAAGGTTGCTGAACCTTCTAAAAAAAGAGCTTGAAGATCACTTTCATCACAATCAAAAACATCTAATCTAGGTGGTTCTATGTTAGGGGTATCGGAATTAACTCCCCTAAATCGTAATTGGCCTCCAAGAACACCAAGGGCTCCGTCATACATTGTTCCGTTTATATAAGTACCATAATAAGGATTGTTAAATCCACATTTAATATAATCCCACCCCGATTCAAATTCTCCTTCCCTAATTCTAGACCACGAATCAGAATGAGTTTTTATTACTAATTGAAATCCGCCTTTAGGAGCAAGGGTTATAACACCCGGAGCATACTTACCTGTGTCAATAGTGCTTAGTTCTCCGATAGGGCTGTAGTAAGGAAAGTAATCACAGTCAGGCCCTGTGTAGGTATCGCAGTCTTTATTTACTATTAAAGGAAAACTAATATAAGGGCATTCTATATCTTGCCCTGTAAATCTATGACCTCCCGGATATCCTGTTTTTGTTTCTGAAGGGGAATAAACACTTATAGTTCCGGCAGAGTTTGTTGCAGTTACATTTATAATAACTTCTATATCGTCAAACAATTGCGGAGTGTTTGTCCAAAGTAAGTGGGAAGGTGTGTTGTAATAAAACCGAGCTGTTTCCCACCTTGACTGTTCGTCATTGTACCATTTTCCATAATGTAAAGATAAATTTTCTGGCGGGCCTTTTGCACCAAGAAAATCTAAACGATAAAATAAATCTGTGTATTTACCTCTTAATTCTTTTGGAGTAAAGTAATCAGCTCCGCCAGACTCACTAACATTGTCTAATATCTCTGGTGTATAAAAATCATTAAGAACACGGTTAAGAGGAGTCTTTTCGTTAGGTGGAAAATTTTTGTTATAAGGATCCCAATCGTCTGCAAAATATTTGTGTCGTTGATTATTTCTACCGGAAGCTTTTATAAAGTCTTTGCTTACTGTTGCAAACAAGTGCATAGGATACTTACCATTAGGAAACTCCGCAATTGGTTTATGGTTTGCATCTAAAAATTCTTCTGGTAATTTTGGACAATGTATTTTTGCTCTGGCTGGTTGTTCTTCTACAGGCAAATCATTCAAGGTGTAACGAATATCACACTTCCAAAATGCAGGAGGGTAGTAAGGTTTGTATACAACACACTCTGCATGAGCTTTATGAGAAGTCAATACGCCATTAACTGCACTGTGAATCGTAAAATCAACTTTATTAGCTTTAGAAAAACCTCTAAACTTAGAAGGTTGAATGTAAGGACAATTACCGTTTCCATATAGTTTTAAAAGTAACGGGGCTTTTTCTGGGTATAATACTCCAAAAGGATAGTTGGCTCTTTTATGCGTAGATGCAAACAATTTGTAAACCGTATCTATTCTTTCTGATTTTGTCCAACTAACATCCCATTCGCATTTATAATCATCAGCACTTGTAGGGTACGGGTTAAAAGTTCTAAACCCAGAAGACTTCACTGTTCCTAGTTTAGGCCCTTTGCTAAACCTTGCTAAAGATTCAAAACTCCATTGTGTAAATCCTTCCGAATTAATATAAGGATAAGGATACCCTTGAGGGTAATTAGCCGCCTGCCAATCATCATCCCAAACCCAAGGATGAGGCGGAAACTTTATACCGTTAATAGGGAGTGAAGGGTTTAGTAGAGTATGATAGTTGCATCTGCCTAAATAAGTTTCGCCACCTATTCCCGCAAAACTGGTTTTTACTAATACTTTTCCATTAGAATCTAATGGGTTATAAACCCCAGATTGATCTACTTCAAAAAAGGGTGAAGCTTGTCTTACAGTCGTTGCTTGAAACGGAGCATCTAATTGAAATGATCCTCCGGGTGGAACAAAAAACCCACGAGGAGAACAATACTCTGCATAAAAATGTTTGCAAAGTAATCCCATTAGATAATAATAGTCAACGGTTTCATCCCAGATCCATTCTATGTAGCCTACGGTAAATATATAATTAATGTCTTGCAAGACACGATAGTCTTGATTAGGATCTAAATACCACTGATCTCCGTAAAGTTCCCACCCTAAAAACCTAGACCAGTCTCTCTCTTTATGCCAAAGCCACCAATCGGTTTCATCGTAATCCGGTTCAAACTTTTCAAACAGATTCCAAAAATCCCTTTCTTTAAAGCTACCCCATTCGTTTTTGATTGAGTCTAAATGAAAAATCATTGTTTTAAAAGTATTTGCACCTGTGGCAGAATCTTTTCCGTCACAAAAATAAACTATTTGTATTTCTCTATCGCCAGGTGTTCTTACCTTTGCTGTCCAGACCATTTTAGGTACACAATCAACCGCCCTTAGTTGAGCGTAAGCACAAGGATCTGTATCTGTAATAATATCTAAGTAAGGTTTTTTTGATATTACAGTTCCTGTTGGAGGACATTCTGCTAAATAATATTCCCTATAATTTGCTGCTTCTCGCCCTAACTGTTCTTTTAAGTCATGTATATGCCTTACATCAGATATGTTCTGAGGTAAACGACTACTATCAAAAGTTCGATCTCTTAAAAGCTCTACGGTAAATTTATCGCAGTATCTTAAGTCTTCATCTAAAGATCCACCAACAGTTTCAAGAATTTGTTTTAAATCAAACTTTACGCCTCTGTTTATGCCTTGCCTTTCTTCGCCTAAATCTATTCTTTCTGCGTCTAAACTAAAAACAAAACAACTAGGAGCAATACGACCTTGTTCACTAAAATATCTTTGGAGTGGCCCCCCAAAACCACCTACTGCGGTTGGGGAGTAAAAATGAAATTGACCTAAACGACCCTCTTGTGGTTTAAGCAAAGGGTATTGGTTCCCTATTGCGGTATCTACATAAAAATTTGCGTATATTTTATCGGGAAGATCATCAAGATTTGTGCAGCAAGATTCAACAACAGGATCGCAATTGCAATCGTTTGGGTTTATTTTTTGTGTTTCAACAGGAAAAGCAAAGTTATCTTCGGGTAACCGGATTCGAGTATGCTCTGTTCGCCAGTTTGTCATGTGCTCCAGAGAGCCGGGGCAATCCCCGCTTATAGCCGGATTAACTGTTTCTTCACAACCGCAACAACTTTTATCGACATTATCTACTCTTTTGTTTACATCATCCATTTAAGAAACCTTTGTTAAAAAACTCCGCCATCTAAAACATTAGTAAAAAAAGGATTTCCTGTTGCGTTTTCCATTAAAACAGAACTGTTTTGCGTTGATCTGCTTGTAGACGCAAGAACAGGTGTTCCGTTCCCAAACACCATACCACCAGAAGTAAAACTAATATCTCCTGTTCCGCTTGAAGTAATTCCGTTTGTACTTATTGTTACCGAATAACTTTCAGAATTAACAACTACTTTGTAGCTTTCACTAGATACAATTATTGTTTTGGGTGCATTGTTTTCGTTGTTAAGTATTTCATTTGCATTAAAAGTCATAAGTCGGTCACCGTTGAGTGTACTGTAAAATTGCCTTTTAATATTTGATACACTTGTGAGGTAGAAGAACTTATCATAAGGTCGTAAATATAACAACCCTCAGGAAAAGCAGCAGAGTCGGCAATAGGTATGTTCATTGTTATTTTGCCATCTAAAGGCATAATAGTAAGCGTACCTTGACCCGGAGCAAGAGTAGAAGATAAGCGATACAAAAGAACTCCATCAGAATTTTTTATATCCATTCTTGCTGTGTAGTTAGTTAAATTAACTAAAGTTTGAATTTTATTTTTAGTGCTTTGAACAAAAACATCCCAAGACCAAGTAGTTCCTTTAGTCATGGAAAAAGATAATTCATTACAGCTATCTATTTTTGCTGTGTTCATTGTATTCTCCACTGCAACTCAGGGTTAAAGTTGGAAACAAATCCAATTAATTTAGTGTTTATTTCGATTGGTGTTTCATTAAACAGAGAAGTTTCTAGCTCGTATTTTGCTTTAATGCTTAAAGAGTGAGCGGAAAAAGTAATTGGTCTGTAACAAAGATTTAAAGTTTGGGTTTGTTTATCTAAGCGTATTTCGAACAAGGAAGAACTTTCTAGACTAAAACATAAACCTTTTAAACTTAACGAACCAAAATTAGAATTGTCTAAGCAACGAATTTCTAAAGTTGCGGCAAAATCGTCGCAGCGGACTTCAAAGGTTTCCCAGCAACCTGGCTTTACTTCCATTAAAGAAAAGCTTTTATGTGAAGCCATTTCGGGAATTTGAAAAGTTAATTTGTTTAATTCCGAAATGGTTTTTGGAGGCATTGCGTTAGCGGTAGAAAGAACTTTAGTTATCCTTCCTTGAGTGTTAATCCAAAGCTGTAAAGAGTTATCATAAGTTTTAAATAAGTTCCCTTGTGATACTCCAGAAAGAGGTGTTCCGGCAGAGCTAATCGTGTCTTGAAGTCTTATAGTTCCGTTTGCTGTAATAGGCCCGCCTTCAATTCCGTTTTCTGTATCTAAGCGGGTAAGTCCGATTGAAGGCTCAACCTCTTCATAAATAGGGCATATGTTAGTTATGACATCGATGTAAGCTGGGCCTCCTACACCAAACCCTCCAAGGTTAAAATACAACCAAGGGCCCCATCCAAAGTACAATTGAACAATCGTTCCTATATCTACATCGCGGTTGTTTAGTTCGTAAGCAGGCCAATAGTATTGTGGTTCTTCCAACCTGTCTGCTGATCCCGCCATAGTCGGAGAATAAACCGTTGAATCATTTATAGGGTCATAAAGCGTTCCGTCTTGTTCATACATCTGCCTCCAACTGTATTTGTGAATAATTGTACTTGTTGGCTTACATCCCGAACCGCTTCCAGAATTTCCAGATTCCCCTGAGCTATTGTCAGGACAATTGTTTGATCCAGATCCAGATCCTGAACCCGAATCAAGTAAAGGCGATTCTGTTACTTCAATTTTTTTTAATATTTTGGCATAGATATAAGGTCTTGGATTTTCTTGTATATGAAAAGTACCAGCAGAACTTTTTAAAGAGTGAATACCTTTGCCGGTACTTGACGAAGATAGATTATTGGTTGTTTTAGCCAATCGATCAAAATCAGAAGCGAGTACCGTATCTCCGCCTCTAAACTCAGGAAAAGGAATGTCTCTCATTTTATTTCCTTAATCGATTGTTTTTTGTTATAGGTTTTGTAACTGACCCCATAACAGGGGCAACATTATTGACTGGAGTTGAAAAATTTAAATAAGAATGTGAAGGCAAAGAAGCAAAAGAATCTCCTCCACTATTTTCGCCTGCAATAATAGTTCCCGTACCTAAAGCTGGATGGTTTTTTGTGCTTGAGCCACCACAATTATTATCTGCCCTACTTGGGGCTAAAAATAATAAACGAAAATTGCTAGAAGGATAAACAGGTTTTCCTGTTGGACATCCATCGTGCGTAATATATTCATAAACAAAAAGAGATGTGTTTTTTTGAGGGTCACATTTTTTATATGTAAACGATTTACCATCAAAAGAACAAGGACTTTGGGTATCTCCGCTATATGGATTTCCGGGTGCTGTTGTTGTTGTGGTAATTTCTCCGCTATTGTTTGTAGTAGTTTTTACATCGTTAGTTGTTTTGCCTGTTACATTTACAAATAAATATTTTAAAAAAAAGTTATGACCTTTTGCTTGTTTTTGACAAACTTTCCTATCTCCGCCAGAAGGTTTACAAGGATCACTGGCTATTGTAACAATAGTGTTTGAGTATGCTTGTTCTAACTTACCTTCTGAATTAGGTTCAGTTGCGTGAAAGTATTTAAATTTAAAATTGATGTCATAATTTCTACGAGAAAAAAAACCTTTGTATGGTTTTATTTCAATATTAGTACACAACAAAGTTCCGGGAGCTGCCCAAAGCCTATTATCTAAATCTGGCGGTAGCTTGTCTTCGATTGCAAGATGACTTATAGGAAACCAATCATCATTAACAGACCCTATAGCTGTTCGTACTGCATCTGGAATGTATGGAACTTTACTCCAAGTAAGAAGAATTTCTTCTTGAGCGATTAAACGCATGTTGCTTCCTTGAACTACATGACGTTTTGAATCATCTAAATCAACATAACGATATGCACCAAAAGGTAAGCTTAAAAATTCCGCAGTAGGCATACGAAAATATGTGGTAAAGATATCGTTTAAAAGTTCTTCTTCTCCTGTATTTCCTTGCCCAGCTTTTTCTGCAAGTTTTGAAATAATTCTATATTGAACATTTTCAAAAGAAACAGTTATTCTTGCAAGTTTATATTTACAAGTAGAAGTAGGGTCTACATTGTTATAGTTCTTTAATAACGTATCAAGCGTTCCTTCGGGGAAAGCTCCCGGAACTTCTGCATTTTCTGATGCTGTCGTAAATACAGGGAGATTGCCTTTTTTTAAAGCATTAAAGTTTGTAGTAAGAGGTTTTTTGTTTTCTTCTTTTATTTGTTTTAAAAAAGTTTTATATGCTTTTTTTTGTTCTTCCTTGGTTTCTTTTTCTTTTTGTAATCTTTCTTTTTCTTCTAATTTTAATTCTTTAATAACATCTTTGTAAACAATACTTGTTTCGTGTTTAGTTAATTTTTCTCTAACAAATCTTAATTTATTAATACTTGTTTCAGCTCGTTCATTTTCGTTAGAGCTTGTTTCAGCATTTATATAATCTTCATAAGTGTTTTTTAAACGTAAACGAGGATTACTTGTTTTAGATCTTTTGTTATATCTGTTTTTTGGTTTTTGTTCGTTAACAGGGTTTACCGCGTCAGGTAAAGGTTTATTAGCGTTATGTATATCTCCAAAAAGTTGATTGTTTGTAAGGCCTATATAAAAACTATCTTTTCCGTCAAACCCAATTCCTTCTACGGAATCTATACTGGTCGCAAAAAGCCATGGGTTATCTATGGGATTGAAATCATCAGCATCCCCTCTTCTGTCGTAAATGCTAGTAAAGCCTCTAATGTTATAACCAAACGGTAGCCTTCGTTTTATATTTCCGTCTTTACTACTGTGATCTCCAATCATAGCGTACATAAAATGCCATCTTAAATGCCAAGGAACATCAAATGTTCTTTTTGCTCTAAAGACATTATTTTGGAAACCCTCTGTTGGTGAATTAGGTCTTTCAGCATAAGGAATATAATCTATTCCTAATGCGTTTGTTATTAATTCTGAAACATAAGGCTTGCCATCGTCTTGATGCGTTGGTTCTCTAAATGGAAGTAACGACATAAGTAATCCTTAATTAAATGTAGTTTTAATACCCAGGTCTTAAAAAAGGTGTCATAAATTGATATATAGCAGCATCTTTTTTATCGCCAGAGTTTTGTGCCATCTCGCCTAAAGCTTGAACCATTTTTGCAAGTTCGTTAGATCGTATCTCGTTTATCTTTTGCTCTAAAGGATCTGAACCTAACGCTGCTATCTGAACTCTACGATGAGCTTCTTCTACACCCATGTAAGAAGGTTGGGAACGAAACGATTGAAAAGATGCTAGTAGCCCTTGATAGCCTCCCGAAGAATCAAACTTATCTTTAGCTTTGTCTTTTTGTGATCTAGTATCATTTTTTGTAGTTCTGTCTGCATTTAATCGACCTTCTTGCATGGTTCCGCCATGATACATGTCGTAAAACTTTTCTGCTTTTTCGTTTTTTTCTACCCCAAACCAACTTTTACTTCTAGCATTTTTATCAATATCGGAATATATTTTTGCCATCTGTCCTAAATTAAAATCAGCCCCAGATTCGTTTCCTTCTTTTTTTAATTTTTTATAAAGCTGTTCGTGCATGTTGTATCTTTTTACATAATCTTCTGTCGCTTCGTGGCTAAGATTTCGTCCAACATAATTTTCTTGCAGTAACTCGTGAAGTGGATGTTTTGTTTTATTTAAATCAGTATCCCATGTAGAGGCCCTTCCATAACCACCTTTCACTTTTTTATCAAATAAATTTGAAACATCGTCACTTGTTTCTAACATTTTTTCTGTGTATTTTTTATTTTCGCTGTAACTTTTAAATTGTCTTTCAGCCTCTTCTTTGTCTTTGGGTTTATCACCTGACTCTTCCATAATTCTTTTTTCTTCTTCTTCGTACTTTTTCTTTTGACTTAAAACTAAGCCTTTAGTAAATGACGCGTTTGTACGAAAAAGAGTATCGGATAAGATTGCAAATGCTTCGTAAAGCCCAAATGTAATACCAACTAATTTTCCTAACACTCCTACAAATTTTAAAGTGTTTACTAACATCCCACCTGCTGCTGCTGCACCCCCAGAAAGGGTTTGACCTATTCCGTTTACAGCCATTTTTTGAATGACCCCGCCTATGGCTATACTTAAGGCCCATAAAGCTTTTACTACACTAGCTACCGGAGATAATATAAAGGCAAGTCCTTTAAGAGCCATAGAAGCTCCAACAATAGCAATTGACCAACTTGCTAAAGATTCAAGAAATGCAGTCGATTCGGGAGAAAGGTTTGCAAAACAATCGGCTAATTGTTGTATGTGCCAAGAGAGTTTAAGTATAGGTTTTACAAAAGAAGATCCTACGGTCATGCCCAACATAAGTAAAGAGTTTTGAAAGGTTGCAAAAGTATCGGCAGATGCTAACTGGGCAAGACCTACAACAGCTCCCGAAGCTGCGGTTGCTGTAACAAACATACTTTTAGCTAAAGAACCAAAAGCTTCTTTAAGGTTTCCTTCTCCGCTCCCAAAAATTTGTTTAAAGTTAATATTTTTTCCGTCATTTAATTTTTTTGCAAACACTCGTAAAGATTTAACAATCGATTCTGCTACTCCACTTAAAGAACTTGAAAAAGTTCTTCTAGCTTTAGGGTCTAAAGGATTAGGAGCAGGTGGTGTAGGTGGTAATGGCGGTAAAGCTGGTGGAGGCAATACAGACGTGATTGGTACTCCGGGGGCTAATATAGGTGTAGCTTTAAAAGTTTTAAGTTCAGTTAAAACTGTTTTTAAAATGTCTTGAAGAGCTTTTAGCTGATCGGTGTTGCCTTGCATGTTGGTAGCGTCAGAAGCAATTAATTCGTCTAACTTAGTAATCATGTCTTGAGTGTAAGCTTCATCATCGGCATAAGGGCCTGTCATAGCAGGCAAACGGTCTACATTTAATTCTGGTCGTTTTTTAAAACTTCCTGTTCCTGTGGTTTCAAAAGCAGAGATATCAACGCGAGGTCTGTGAGGGGCAGGTGTTGCTGTAAGCTCTTCGTTTTTAAATCCCGCATACTGAGTGTCGGATAAAGGTGACAAAGGGTCAGCTTTGCTTGCTGTGTAAAAAGCATCAATAGCTTTATCAAATTCTGAAGTGTCACCGCTTAAACCTGTTGCATTTGAGTCTTTTAGTTCTTTAAGTTTTTTAATGTAATCTGCAGGAGTTGCTTTAGGTGTTTTAGCAGAAGACATTATCTCTTCGCCATCTACCGTAAGAGTAGGTTGAGTATCCCAATCTCCGGATGATTTTAAACTAAAAGGAGAAACATTTGCTCGCGGGCCATCTGGTATTTCAATACCGTTTCTGCTTGCAGCAATGTTTAACGCTGTGTTACTTGCTTCTAATTCTAATTTTTTAATAGCGTTTTGAGCTGCATCTACGATATTTTGTCGATCTATAGCATCTTGACTGCTCGCATAATCTTTTCTAAGGGTTGATTCTAATTGTCTTTCAGCTTCATCCCCAAGGTTTATATCGTCTAGATACTGGCTATCACTTCGGTTATCTATAGTTTGCTGCATAATCTGTGAAAACTTACTGATAAGAACTTCTAGTCTTCCGTAAGCTGTAGCATCCGAAGTCGCATCGTGAGCACCAGCACCTCCGTAAGTGTGGCCAAAAAGTTTCATTAGGTCTTCTTGTTTGTAACCACCAAGTGATTGATTTCCTAATTTATGTAAAGCGTTAATATCTAAGTCGTATTTTTTAGCTGTAGTTTCTAGTTCGTCTGCAGTAAACCCTCGAAGCAATCGTTGAATCGATTTTGCCGCCAGAGTCATAGGATCGTATTGACTTTCCTTTTTATTTGCGTCCGGCATATTTTTTATGCCTAATGCATCCCCTAGAGGGGAATTAAAGGAGTTAAGCAAAGCAGGCAAATCTGCTTCAAGAAGATTTTTTCCAACAAGCTTTGGTGCGGTTAAGTCTGTATTTAAAACAGCATCTTTAACTCCTTCTCTTTGAGAGAATGCCATTAAGCTTGCTGCTGCTGCATCAATTGAAACTTTTCCTGTTTTTTGATCTTCCCTTTTTTTCCAATCATCATGTTCAGTTTTTGTTTTATTTCCTAGGTTATATAAAATTTCATTTTGGTTTAAAGCGGGTTCAATGTTTTGAGTAAAAGTTTTAACTGCTTGGCCTAGTTCGTTTACACCTACTAAAGATATTTGAGTTATGATTCGATTTGCTTTTTTATCTGCATTAGATAAATTTTCCTGTTGTTCTACAGCCTTTTCTGGATTTGTATTTAAACTCTTAAACGCATACTCTGTATCTAGAACCCATTTTTTAATTGCAGTATCTGTAATACCTTTAGGATTTGCTTCACCTGCTTTTTGTACAGTTCTAGCATCTTTGAATTGTTGAACAGTTTCGTCTTCATTAAGTCTATTTGGATTTACTTTTTTATTAGCAAATGCATTAAGTGCATCAGCTCTTTGTTTGATAAAACTTCTTCGTCCATATTTTCTAAATTCAATTGCATTAGATTCAGCAGAGTCTTTAAACCAAGAAGCTTTTTTCTGCAAAACTATTTTTTGATCGTTGATTGCTTTTAACTTAGCAATGTATTGTCTTTCTTTGGCTAACCTGTCGTACTTTAATTTTGTTTCAGCATCATCAACTGCCTTACGCAATTTTTTGTCTGAGTAATCTTTATCATCTCGTTCTTTATTATTTTTATAAATTTGATCCCAGTCAGGTTTATTTTTATCGTCTTTGTTTGATTTGCTATATTTTGGAGAGTTGCCAGAATTTGCAAGGCTACCATGAAGCATAAGCATAGCAGCAGTGACGCGTGAGGTCACACCAAGCAAATGCTTCATAGAATCTTCTAATCCGTGAAGAGCACCGGCCATACGATTGAGCGATTCGCCAAACTCGCCAAACCTATCCATAATCTTTCGAACAGCATCCAACCCACTCCAAGGCGATTGAGAAAGCTTAGGTCTTGATCTTGCCATTAGATTTCTCTTTATTTTGTGGGTTAGAGTTTGGAGTGGTTTTTGTTTTTGGAGTTTCTTTCTTTGGGGCTTTAGCTTTTAACTGCTGCTGCCACAAAGCTTCAACTTGCTCTTCCGGAAGGTTTCGCCACTCTTTATTAACCTTCCAAAACAATTCTTTATCCTTATCTACTGCTGGTTGATTAGGTGCTGGCTGACCTTTAAAGAACCAAGGCACTTCAGACTCTGGTGTTTCTTTTTCCCTAAAGTACAAGTTGCGTACTTGATAAGGTGTAAGATTGCCAATTTCCTCAATGCTTAGGCAATAAGGTTCATTAACCAACGCAGAAATAACTTCAGCCATTTTAGGCCTGGACTTTATTCGGTCATCGTAGAGTCCAGGCTCTCGGTGTTTGGGTCGGAGTTCGCCTCTGACACTTTAGCCATCATCTCTTCAAGACGTTCTTTTACAAGCTCGTCAACAACATTCATTGTAATATCTTTATGGTTAACCCTAAGGCACAAGAAAAGAAGTACCCTAAAGTGAACCATGGTTGATATAGCTTTAGAAACCGCTTCCCCACCAAAAGAGTACGCACCGCTTGCAATATCTTTGTGAACAGAAGATACAAGGAAACGATACTCTTCTTCGTTTAGACTAGGCTTCATTAGCTTTACTTTTTGAATTGCGTGTTCTTCAAGGTATCTTTCAAATTCTCCTTGGATTTTAAATGTCCAAGGAGAACAGGTGTAAGTCTTACCTTGATATTCAAACACACTACCTAGACCAAGCGACTTTGAAATTTCAGCCACTAATTTAATCTCCTTATTTTAACGGATCGCTGGGTGGGGGTGTTTTAACTTCAGCTTTGATTTCTGGTTTGATATCAACCTTTGCTTTTGCCTCTGAAGTTTTTTTAACTTCTTGAACAACAGGTTCTTTTTCGTTAGGGTTTTTACCAGAATAAACTGTAGGTTTATGATCATTAGCTACAGAAGCATCTTCTCCATTCCATTCGTAAGGATCTTCCACTCCGTTTGAAACAGAATGATACATATTCTGAGAAGAGAATGCTGGGCCAGCAGAAGAACCATCAAACGATGGTAACCAAATACCTGTGCTAAAGTATTCGCCGGGGCCGTTTAATCCGCCTCCTTCATTTGCATCAAGAATGTAAGGATCAGCAGAGCCGGAAAAAGTATATTTAACTAATCCTCGAACTTCAGAGTCTGTTGTTAAATCTGCAATAACGGCTGTAAAACGAATACACTGTTCAATAGGGTTTGGTGTACCTTGTAAACCCGGATTAAGCGGAACATTCGCTATTTGAGTAGTAGTATCATTAGGCCCTTTTTTAATGTACAAATCAATCACAGGTCGAGTTCCCGGACGAAGGTCAGGGTAAGCAAAAGGACTTCCTGATTTAGTGTCTGTATCCCACAAAGCATCAATTGTAAATTCAATATCTGTAACTCCACCAATATATGTCATCATTGGGGTTACAAAAGGAACTCTTGGTGCTTCGAAAGTAGTTGCATCTACAGCTTCAGTTCTGTAAGTAAACTGCCACCTTGTTGCAAACATATCTACATAGTCATCGGGGAAAGTCGTTCCCGAATTTCCTTGATTATACGGATTATTTTGTGGCCAAATTCTTACTCTTGAGTTGTGTCCTGCTATACCTGGCATAGTTTTGATCTCCTAAATTTTTTTGAGGAATGAATGCTAAAATTTTAATCTGCTTAATCAGTAACAACATCTTGATAGAAGTAGTCTTGACTTGAGAAAGGCATACCTCCATTGTTGTAACCAGGAAGAAAGGTTCCTGTGCGAAGTTCGTGAAGCCCTCCAGTGGTATTTGTAACATAAGGAGTAGCTTTTCCACTTACAGAGTAAGTTACAACACCTTTTACTTCAGTGCTAATTTGACATTCTGTAATTAACGCTACAAAGTAAAAAAATTGTCCAATAGGATTAACATCACCAAGTTTACCTTCTGGTTGTAATGCGTCTTCAAGACCAGAAGACGGAGGACTAATGTGAGGAAACCCTGTTGCTTTATTAAGACCTTTTTTAATCTCAAGAGCAATAGCAGGGCGACTACCCGGACGAAGATCGGGCCAACCCAAAGGGTGAGCATATTTGCTTACTGTATCCCAGTAAGCGTCAAAACTAAAATCAATATCAGTAAGTCCTGCAACCCTTGAAGATAACGGAGTAACAAGCGGTGCTCTTGGGTTTTCGTAAGAAGTAGTTTCAAGAAGTTCAGTTTTGTAACTAAACTGCCATCGATTAGCCATCAAAGCTACAGGTACTGTACCTGCATAATCTTCATCACCTTGATTTGCATCTCTATTTTGTGGATAAACTAAAACTCTTCCGTTATGTCCTGAAATTGCTGGCATGTTAATAATCTCCTTGGGGGTTAAGAGCCTGCTATGAAATATCTAATAACAGCAGATTTCACGGCATCTGTGTTTGAAAACCTTAAAACAGAAGTTGATCCGCCAACGGTGTATCCGGTTAAACTAGGATTGGTTAGCTGAAATACGCTACCGGCAGTTACTTTAATCTTGTCTGTGGAATCGCCCATAAAGGTCGAGAATGCGTTTAGGCCTGTGTTGTTTTGGCCTCCACCAATAATAACGTCTGCGGAGTTTTCAGCTACTTCTATGTAGATAACTCGAACTGTTGTAAAATAAAACGAATTACCAAATGCGTCATCAGAGGGTGTTAAAAGATTAATTTGAACATTACTTTGGGTAGGGATTGTAATTGTATTTGCAATATAAATTGCTGTTTGATTACTTAAATATCCATTACCAAAGTTTCTTCCGTAATTAAAATTACCGGAGGTGTTAACTGAAAAATCTGTTGATGTAGTTCCGCTGTATGTCCAAGACAATCCCGCAACAATATTGCTTACATTAAGTGAAACGGATGAAGGGATATTGGCTGGCATTTTAATCTCTTCTATTTACTGTAAATCGATTAACACATACCGCATACCTAATATGTCCTCGATACAAAAGTCTTCCATCCTTGTACCGGGTACTTTCCGAATTGACATCTTCTGAGTCTGGTCTTATGTAGATCACAGAACTAGAGTTGTCACTGAACCGTAAATCTAACCAATCATATACACCACGAATCGATTTTAAGCAATTCTCTACAGCTTCAGATCCGGGAGCATAAAGGAAAAAATCTAAGTCGCATGTTTCCATGTATTGTGAAGTCATTGTCCATGTAAAATCAGATTGAGTTTTGTTTACATATGCGTAAGGTATTACTAGCTCTTCACCGTCAAGTCTTTCGGGAACTTCTGATACAAATAATCCGCCCGGAAAATGTTCAAGTAGAATTGGGCAAGAATTCCAAAGGTCTTGTACTGCTTCCAAAATAGAAGATGGATGCCTTCGAGATCTAAATCCAAGTGGTTCTGGGGGAGTAGTTTCCATTAATCCATTTGCTCCCTTACATCAATGGAGAAAACTCTTTGTCTACCACCTTGATCTAAAATCCCTGTTACAACAAACATTCGTGGAGGGCCAAAAGTTCGAACTCTGTCGCCTCGTTGAATGTTTAAATAACAAGAAGTGTAGATACGATGAGAGTTAATCATCTGTCTTTGACCAAATTGATGCTGAATTGCACTGTTAATAGGTTGTATAGCAGCAGAAATGTTGCTGTAAACAACTTCCCACACCTCCCTTTTAGCTCCGCCAGTAATATCTTTTGTAATTTTTGCTCGTTCAACAGTGATTGAAAAGTTACAAAGGTGTTCTATTACCATGCACACTCCCTATATCGAGAGAGTATTGCCATTGCAGACGCTATTTCGGGAATAGAAGAACGGGAATCTAGTCCGTTTCCCCCTAAAGTATAAGAGTAATCGCCTAATTTTTCTGATTTAATATCACCACCAATGCCTATATTTCGTTTCATATAAGATGCAACCATGCAAGTAGCAAAGATTATATCGTCAGGAACAGCAGCATAACCGTGTGTGTAAGTTACTTTAATGTTTCCATAAGGAGATCCCGTCTCAGGAGTTAGCTTGCCTGGAACAAATTCGCGTCCAAGCTCTAACCAATTGCTGTTAATACGATAAAGTATTCCACTTGAAGATGATGTTCCGTTTGTATCTAAATCTAGCATGTAATCTCTTCCAGAAGCTAATAGTTGGCTAGAACTAAAAGAGCCGGGAGATGTACCAAAGTGTCCGTTAAAGTCTTCGTAAACAGAAACAATAGATAGCACTGGGCGATGTCTTAAGATTAAGGATCGTTTTCCAGTACCTGTTAAATATTCGGTTGTAGTATTTTGTTCGAGTTTTCTTCCAAGCCAGTTTTGAACAACAGCTTCAGAAGAAATTAAGATCATGTTTAAAAAGTCATCTTGCGTAGCATCATCTGAACAGATTTTTGAAAAGGTTTTAAACTTTGAAAGAGGTACATAAGACATAAACAAGCACCTCCAAAATAAAAGCCTGCCCTCAAATAAAAGAGCAGGCATTCATTTGTAATTAAAAAATTAACTAGCAAGAGCACCATTACCGTCGCCTGCAATCTTCTTGGAACCAAGAATCAGTACAGAAAGAGGAAGGGTAGCAGGTGAGCCACCAACGGTAGCAACAGCCCGAAGGTAACGAGCGTTCCTTAAAATCTTACCACTGTGGGTCAAGCCAGTGATACCAGTACCAGTAGCTGAAGTTGAGGTAAGAGTAGAAAGAATTTTAAGGTCAGTCCAAGTGCTGTTGTCTGTGCTTTCTTGGATTTTAACAGCCAAGGTAGCAGAGGAAGCTGTAGTGCCTGCACCAACAATAACAATAGCGTTGACACTTCCGTCAGACAACTGCATGTCGATGGAAGAGCCTGTTACTGTGCTAGCGGGCGAGGTTACAGGAGCAATGGAGGCATCTCCAAATGCTTGCAATTTCAAATCACCAATGAAAGTAGCTGGCATGAATTGTTCCTTTATTTTAGATTTTAAAGATACCCAGAGAAGTTTTATTTTCTCTGGGTTATCAATACTAATTACGCATTAACAAGGTTGTCACAAAGTACAAAGGATGCTTCATGGCGAGGTGCACCATCGGTGTACATAATGCCACGATACCACGTTTGGTCGGTCGTGAAAGGTGTGTCACCTTGTGTTGAAATTTGGAACTCAATAGCTCCGCTCATCGCAACAAGGTAATCAGTAAAGTCACCACCAAGCACATAAGACAAGTTAGAAGCACTACCCTTGGTGCGAGCACCGCTGATTTGGGTAGACTTGTAAACAGGGTTTCCGTAAAGGTTGCCTGCGGTTGCTCGGCTGAAATCAATGTTAGCATTCATTTCGCGGAACATGTTAAATACAAATGGGCCTTTCTTATCACCAGCAGTAACGGCATCAGCCCTTCTGTTGGAAATTGCTGCGTACATAAGAGGACGCATTACAAAGGCTTTGAACTGAGCATTTTGTTCTTCAACTTTGCCGATCATTTGAGCAATATCTTCTGGTTCTAAAGTGTTACCGTTAGCAGCAACAGTAGAAGCAGTGTGCCTTGTGATACCAGCGTAGTTGATAAGACCCTTAGGCTCATTGCTTGAACCAGCCGCTTCAAGAAGCGACTTGTCCAATCGCAAGGCCAGAACACGACTAATGTCTTCACGCAAGAACATCTCAACAGAGATAGAGCTAAAGCGAAATAGCTCGTTAGGTACTTTGCAAAGAATGCCAAGTTTCTTGGCCTGCAAGAGTACATCTCCGGTTTCTGGTTGAGATTCCGTGATGGCATTGGATTCGCCTACCCAGTAAGCAGTACCAGCATTGGTCTGTCTTGGGAAGGTGATTCGGCCATTGGGTGGCATGGCTATAGTTCTGGCCCCGGCTTGCATGAAAACTTCATTGTTCCTAAGGAGGTCAATAAGTTCGCCTTGAATAGGGGGAGCTACAAGCGATCCGCCTTGACCTTCATCGATCCACGACAAAGCCTTGGTTTGACCCCAGTGTTTCTGACGAAGTGCAAATACTTCATCACGATCAACACCAGATACGCCTGCTTGAACAACTTGCTTAATCTCCCTTGCAAAACCTTCTTCACCGGGAATTTCCGCGATGTAGTCAGAGCCGAAGGGAGCCATGATTGTGTTAGTTGAAGCCTTGTTAAATCCAAGACGATCAACATAAAGGTTTTGAAGTTTCTTTGCGGTTTCCCATTCAACCCGAGCATTCTCAGGAGAAAGTTCGCCACGAAGAAGACCAAAGAGTTTTACAAAGCTGTAGCCACGGCTAGACATAGAGTCTTCACCTTTGCGAACCGCAGGGGATGCACCGGGTAGGTTTCCTCTTGCAGATTTGCTAGTGGTTTCAATCTCTTCTAGCTTGGTTTGAAGCTTTGCCTGATTGTCTTGGATGCCTTGAATAGCGTCCAAAACTGGTTTGTTTTTTTTCTCCGCCATGATTGGTTATTTCCTTTCGTAGATTAAACCATTCAAGAAGAAACTTGCACATATTCGCCACAACTGTTTGAACTGCTAGTAGCCGGAAAATGCCCTAGTCTTCCTTGCATTTGCAATTGAAACCCAGGGTGCGAGCCAGCGATTACTGGTGGATACCTTCGGCAATCGCCCATCTCTTCAATTTGCGGAATCCCGCTAACTATTCCGACAGGCCCCGCTAACTCTTGGGGATATTTAAACCAATGTAAACAGTTAGAACATTGGTTTTGTTTAGTCCCTACTTCTTTGCTTGCTTGTATAACAGGAAGCAAAGAAGGTGAGTTTCTTTTATCCTTCATGCTTTATTTTCTTCCTGTGAGTTCAAACAACTTCTTGTTTAAAGAATCTTGGTTGGACTTAAGAATAGTTAAAGCGTTAAGGATAGATTTTCGTTCTTCTTCTTCTTCGTTTTTAGCTTCTTCTTCTTCTTGAGCTTTTTTGGACTTGTACATTTCGTCCACTTTTTCGTGAAGACTTTTTAAGATGTCAGTGTGAGCAATAGCACAGTCGTACATATTGTTCATTACTTCAGACATGCCTTTAAGAATTTTTGTAGTGTCTTCTTCTTCGGCATCTTTATCTTCTTCGTCTATATCTTTTTCTTCTTCATCTTCATCGCCATCTTTTTCTTCATCGTCATCAATGGCTTTGTTTTCTTCATCTTCGTCATCGACTTCTTTTTCTTCGTCTTCATCTTCTTGGTCGATGTCCTTTACTTCGTCTTCATCAGACGGTTTTTTCTTTTTCTTTTTATCTTCATCTTCATAAGCCATTAGAAGCTCCTTACTGTCAGGGAATAATTTTTTAACTTTCTTATCCTTACTGCCATTTTCTTTTTGGGAAACTACAGCAGAATCAGAATTTACGGAAGGGATTACAGACTTTTTGTCTGAAGGTTGTTTAGGCGGAGGAATGAGAGCATCAAGGTCTTTGTCGTTTGATTTTTTATTTGGATCATAAGCCCAATTTTTAAGTGAGATATCTCGCTTAGACCAAGGGCATTCTTTAGAAGCTGGTTTACCTTTTGGCATCTCTCTCATTCGAGAATTAAAGGCAATTGTTTTATTTGCCCATGTAATATGTTTTTGTGTCCAAGAACTTTTTTCTGTAGAAAGCAATTCAAGATTTCTTTTTATTGGGCCAGAACTTAGAGAAGCTTTTTTTGAACAAGGATGATTGCTCCAAGCTTTTAATTCTTTGTAAGACATGTTGGTTTCTTTTTTGTATTTGAAATAAACTTCGTCAAGTTCTTCTTTATCTACAGCGTTAGAAACGATATTTTCTTTAACAACTTTTTTGGTTTCGATTGCAACAGGTTCTTGTTTTAAAGCGGTTAAGGCGGGAGCAGATACCGGAACAATTATTTTTCCTGACGGTGGAACCCATGCAGCCAAAGCTCTGCGAACAGCGGGAGTTATTTTTTCTCCTTCAATGTGTCCGCGTCCAAGGTGAGCTGCAAGAGCTTCTTGGTTTGCAGGTATAGGTACTACACTCCACTCGATCATATCCCATTCAAGGAACTGCATGATGGGGTGACCCATGTTTCGGAAATCTAAAACCTCATCACCTTCTGAAGTTTTTTCGCTTGTGTTATCTGTATGAATTACAGCAGCTTTTACCGGAAGAAAACCTATGGAAGCTGCTTGCAATTCTTTGCGAGCTATAAGCCGGAAGATAAGTTCTGACTCTGGTGTCTCTCCATGAAACCAAGCTGTGGATCGTATTAGTCCGTTTTCTTTGTCTACTTCCAGACAAAGATTTCCTTCCGCATCCCTTGCAGAAGCAATGGGAAGATCATCAGTACGATGTGCAAAGAAAATCCGAGGGTTGCGAGTGTAATTTTTAATGTGTGGCAGACAACCTTCGGGTTCTACGATGTCGCCATGACGATCTTTACATGAAGTTGAGACAATAAACTTTGCTGACATCTTGCTTGTATCAATTTCGGGAGCTGTATCTGACTGAGAATCCATTGCTAAAACAGAATCATGGTTCTCTAAAGTATGCACAAGGTTTCTAGAAGCCGTAATTAAGCCACTAAAACCCATATTTTTACCTTGAGTCAGAAGAATTTCTCTTCTTTTTCGGATGAAAGATAAGATATCTGCGGTTGTATCAAGCCTCATGGGATGCTCCTTGTGTGTTTTTATTGTCTGAAGGGGCTGACATTGGCTCTGGAACAGGCAAATGTGTACCACCTACAGAGGTTGAACCTGGGTAATTTGTATCTTTAGGGGTACTATGAAGCTCTGTACTTGCTTCTATCGGAGGCCCCGAAGTCATATTTAGCGGAACAATAGGTTGATCACCCCATTTGTCGGGGTAAGGTTCGCGTCCACGCATAAGCCTTACCTCGTTTGGTGTGATTGCTCCACACATTAAGTCTGTTTGAATCTGTCTTTCTGTAAGTTCGGGATCAAGAGGAGTAACATCTTCCCACCAAACACGAAGAGAAGGGTCATATTGTTTGGCTATTTTTTCTGTTAAGACTTGACCCATATACCTCATAAGCGGATTTATTGTCATTTGCATAAATGCAATGTAAGATGCGATAAGCGATCCATAACTACTATCTTTTGAAAGACCTACTACGCTAGACGGTACACCAAAGAGTGCAAGAATATTGTCTCTTGTTTCTGATGCAGTTTCCCCAAAGAGCATAGAGTTAATTCCTAAAGACAAAGGAGTCACTTTTGCCCCCGGAGGAACGAAGAGAGGTTTATTTGTTTTGGTTTCACCTGTGTACCTGTTGATAAATTTTGCTTCAATTCTTCTTAAAGCTTCGTCTGAAGGATCTTGATATTTGCCATCAAATTCTACAGCTACAGTAGGAAATGTTCCGTTACGATAAGCATACCATCGTGATCGATTAATCATATCCATTGTGTCAACCCATTGATTTCCAGCGGTCAAGGGGCCAAACCCATCAATCTTTGAAATAGGTGACTTATCTTTAAAGACAGTTACTTCATCTGCGGGAAGGAATATTTTTTTGTAGATACCTTCAACTGGACGGACTTCCCATCCAATCACCGCTTGATCAACACCCGGAACAGGCCACATCCAATGAGAGGGAACAACCCATATAGCTGTAGGCAGACCAAGAGCGTTCTTAGGAGTCCACCAATAAGCCGATCCTGTCAGCTTAAAGAACATTACAGTTTCGTACCAAAGATCGTATGAAGTGTCAGGTTCGTTAGGATCTTTAATAAGCCGTAGTAGAGGGTGTTTGTCGGGAACAGGTTTTAAAGATTCATGGGCTAAAAGAGGAATTAAAGCTTTATTTTTAATATGACGAAATTGTTTTTGTTCGTAGGCATCATAGCTAACCCAAGAAATATTCGGAACAGTTGAAGCTATTTGTTGAGCTATAGCTCGAATAGCAATGTAAACCCAATGCTTGTAGTTTCGCACTTGTTCAATGCGATAATCAGTCCATGAATTAATAAATGGTGTACCAGTAGGGCTAAAGCTTACAAGACTTGATAAGTCTTTAGGATCTTTGATATCGGGGTACGGAGCAATTCCTTGCAAAGAGTTTCTATCAAGCGGTGAAGGCTTCTTGCCCCCAGGCTTTCTTGGGGATGGTCTTGGAGTTGCTGCTTTTTTTCCCGGCTGTTTTGCCATAATTTTGAATCCATGTTAAGGTTGAGGCGAAAATACTAGACTAAAAAAGGAGTTTTCTCAATGGCTGCACACTTTAAAAAAATAATAGATGGGATAAATAAAGAATTAACCGAAAGGTTTAAGTTTGATGACGATGAAGATGAGCCGGAAAAAACGCTTGATTTAAATTTTATTCCTAAATTAGTTCATTCTTATCACGAGGAATTGAGAAAAAATTTAAATCGAATAACTAATTCTGTAAAAATAAACAAACCAAAATTAGATAAACCCTTAGAAGGCCTTTCAGAAAAAGAAAAAGAAAAGGTTAAATCAAAATTCTATACAGATTATCGAACAAAATTATTAGCAGAGCTTTCTAAAGAATACCCCGAAATTCGGAAAATTATAAAAGTAAATGAGCTTACATCAGCTTCTTTTGGTGTAACTGTAGGCCCATTAGTAATTAGAAAGTTTGAAAAAGAATTAAAAATTAGAGTAAAAGAAGGTTTAACTGCAAGAGGAATTAATAATGATCAAATAGAAAAAAGCGTTAATAAGAGTTTTGGTTATGAGAGTGCTTCTATTGTTGCAGCTCATTTTAACTCAGTTGCATTTAATGATGCTTATTTTGAAGGAGGTTTTGATAAAGATAGAATTAGAGAAGTTTATAAACAAATAGGAGAAGAAAAAAAAGAAGAAAAATCAAAACCTACAAAGTATCAACAGAGTTTATTGAATATCGCAAATAATGATCCCGGTAATTGGATAATAACTTCAGGCGGGTTTTCTGGAAAAACTTTGCACGAGGTTTATGCTTACATGCTTGAAGGTGATCCAACAGCAAAAAGAGAAAACAATAAACTTTATCAAGAAATAGAAAACAAGAAAAACCAAATTCAAAAAGGTGATCAAGTTTTAAAAACTAGAGAAACTTACATTATTAATCAAGTCAAAGCAATTACAGGTAAAACATACACTTACGATCAAATAAAAAACTTTTACAGTAATTTTCCTGTATCTTTACAAGCTTTAATTATCGCACAAGAAAAAAGAATAACTGCAATTACTGCTGTGCGAGATAAATATCTTCGTTTATCTGATACACAAGCAAAAACATCATTAAGGTTGAGGTCTTTACAAAACAAAGCAATGAATTGGATTTTAAACACTCACGCTACTATTTTAGCTAACCCTACTGCGGTAACTTCAAAATTTGGTAAATCTTTATCTCAAGATCAGATAAAAGGAAACAAAGCTTTTACTACTATGTTTAAAATGTACGCTAAAAGTTTTGACACATACGCCAGAGAGTCTGGCTTAATAGCTGATGCTTTAAATCAAAGAAAAGTTTTAGCAGAAGAAGATTCTCGCGAAGATACTCCTTTTTATACCTTAACACAATTTTATGTAGGAAGAGATGGGGTGCAAAGGAAAAAAGAAGTAATTAGATATAAAGCCCCAAGAATGAATGAAGGAGGGGGTTTTGCACCTTCAGATACTTTTGGAGGCGAAAGAGTTTATAAGAAAGGCGGTAAAAATCCTGTTGAAGCGGAGGTCAGCAAAAAACGCAGGGAGGAAGATTTTGGTTTAGGGGGAAGAAATTCTATATTGAAGGGTTTGATTCAAGGTATGAGTCCTCACGATAGAGTTAAGTTTTCTAAATTGCAAGATACCTTAAGAAATATGCCAAAACGAACAACTAAAGAATGGATAGTCGATCCCTTAACTGGCGAACAACGATTAATGCGAAAAGGATCAAAGTTGGGTTTAATGATGGATTACGACAGGAATGGAAAGCTTGTGTGGAAAGAAATCGATATTTACGCAAAAGCTCGAAAGTCTTTAGGTGGTAGCTTGGCAAGGATTAAACAAAAAGAAATTGAAAAACAAAAACTTAATTTGTTTGTTGCAGAATCAATGTTAGAGGAAGGTTTATCGAGAGACAGAGAAGTTAAAGGTAGAGTAGCTTTTATTACAGATGCAAAAGAAGCAGGGAGAACCGTTGCTAAAGGCGACATAAAAGGAAGGAAAGCTTTAGAAGCTAAAGAAGCTGATGAATTGCGAAGACAATTTGATGAGGACGATGTAAAAGATTCTTCTAACTATGCTTTCGAGTTTGAAGAAAAAAGAGCAAGCTATTCTGAAAAAATAGCTAAAGCAAAAACTCATGAGGCTTTAAATAAAGCA